AATGCTGCGGATACTGGTGCAGAGTATGCAACACAGATCCAAGGTCTCATACCTAATCTGTAACTAAGTTCCCACTGTCGTCCCATATAAGCTGAGATACCGATAAGGAAGTGAAAGATGACGAGTTGGTAAGGTCCACCGTTGTATAACCACTCATCAACTGTGAGTGCTTCCCAGATTGGGTAGAAGTGGAGACCGATTGCGTTTGAGCTAGGAACGACTGCTCCTGAGATGATGTTGTTTCCATATAAGAAAGAACCAGCTACTGGTTCACGAATACCGTCAATATCAACGGGTGGTGCAGCAATGAACGCAATAATAAAACATGCTGCTGCTGTTAATAGGCAAGGGATCATTAAGACACCAAACCAACCTACATATAGTCTGTTGTTTGTGCTTGTAACCCACTCGCAGAACTCAGGCCATCCTTTAAGGATGCTACCTTGTTCTCTTCTTGAAAGAGTTGTCATGAGGACGTAAAGAATTAATAGGGCTCAAGGGTAGAGCGATATTAATATTTCCACCAATCCCTTCACTGGTGGATATGAGAGACATAATTTATTCTCCCTATAGGTCTCGGTTTGGGGAGAGAATGTACCACTAGGTGTTTATAACTAAAACATTCGAATATCAGTCTAACAGTAACAACCTCGACCTAAAAAATATTAATAACGTGCCTATGTAAGGTACTGATATAATTAATTTTAATGGGACTCTGGTTCCAGGAGTGAACACAGCTTTGTCTGTTTATCTGTTTACAGATGACAGATCAAATAACTGAAACTTAAATATGTTTATAGATAACGATTTTCCGAAGCTGCTTGGTGCGGAACTATACCGTCCCCATCCAGCTTATATCGTGGAAATGGCCACAGAGCCAGTCGTAGTACACGATTTCACAAAACAACCAGGTCAGACTGTACAGTTAGATAGATATAGATTCTTTGGAGCTCCAGGCACAAAGACTTCTAGAGAGCGTACACAGGATCAAACAATTGGTACTGCAAACAGCAGATCAATCGTAAAAGACAAGGTACTTGTCTCACTCCGTGAGTACACAGGACCAGCAGATCCAGCTAATACTAATCTTCCAAGTACATTCAAGATTGCTCGTGAGACCCTGATGACTGCACAGCGTTTGCTGTTAGACACAGGTAACCTCAACATGTTCCATCAGTCAATTGGTTCTCTAACATTGTTAGATGACTATAGAAGATGGAGAGACAGAGTATTCCTTGATGAACTATTCAAGTCTGAATCTCGTGGTGAGTCAAGCGATACTCAGGGTGGTTACTACTATCCAAATAGTAAAGTAAAGACAAACTCCACAACTCTGACTGCTTATTCCGCTTCAGAATTCGCTTCTGAGCGTTACAAGTTTAATGTAAAGTCAGACCTTCTCGAAGTTGTAAAGGGCTTACGTAAGCGTAATGTTCCTGTTTTTGCAGATGGCTACTACCGTTGTGTAGCTGATCCTTCATTCATGAAAGATCTAAGAGCTGATGCAGGCTTTAGAGAAGTTGCAAGATACCCTGGCATGGGTCAACCAAATCCTCTTATGGGTGGTGGTGCTCCTAATGCTTCCATTTATCAGGGTGGACAGTTTGGCCAAGCTCAATTTGTAGCTGGCGAACCAGTTATGCCATCAGGCTTCGTGTTTGAAGGTGTAAGGTTCTTTGAAACAACTAATATGCCTTCCAAGTCAATCACTGTGAATATCAATGATGGTCAAGGTGCAGTATCACACGATACACCACCAGCACTATTCTTTGGTCCACAGGCAATTGGTGTTGGTGTGGGTGGTCCAAATGCTCAGGTTCTCATTAATAATAATGATGACTTCAGCAGATTCATTATTCTTATCTGGCAGCTATATGCTGGCTTTGCGAACTTGAATAAGGACTTCATCACAGTCGCATTTACAATTTCTGATTAAGGGGGACAACTAATAATGGCAACATACAAATCCTCAGCCGGAGCAATCTTAGAGCCCGGTAATCAGGTTAACCGCTTATCCTCATTCAATGATGAGGGAGTCTTTGGTTGGCCAGGTCTTGAAGCATTCGAATTAATCGGTTTTGCTAAGGTTACAAACCTTGCAGCAGATAAGGCTAATTTCAAGAGCTTTGACCTTACAGTTCCTTCTCCAGATCGTCGTCCAGATGATCGTGTAAGAGATGACCGCACAAGCTTGGTAGTAAAGGCATCATCTGATCGACCTGCTTATATCTATGGAGCTTCCATTGGTATTGCTCAGGATCTTCCTGCAGGCGGTCTAGCAACATTCCCTGCTTCACCAGTCACAGCTAATCTAGGTGGAACAACAGGTGAATTGTTACTACTAGGACCAAACAATGGTGGATCACCTTTCGGTGTACCTTCCACACAACAAAATGGTTTAGCAGCAGCTTCTAGCTCTATTACAGCAGCTAGTTCAGCATTTGCTCAAGGAGCAGGTGATACAACAACAGGCGATATTCCTTTCTGGACAGTCGTAACTGGTGGTGGTATTACTGCAGCTAACGCAGCAAACTCTATGATGTTTAAAGTAACTGCAGACACAACATTTAAAGTATTTAATGTTGATGCAATTACTGGTACATCAGTCAATGGTGATGGTGTATTTATCTCTCAGGATGATTCTGATGCAGGTAGAGCAGCTTACATACTTGGCAGAGTTAACTATCTACGCCCTGCGAAGGGAGTATCTTGGAACGACATTCAGCGTTTCATTGACTTCCCATCTCAAGTAGGTGGCGGTGACGCATAATATTTAATGCGTTTATTAAAGGCCGGGCTTATTGCTCGGCTTTTTTTTTATTTGCACTAAAAGTGTGGCTTGTTATTCTATTTATATAGCTAACAATTAATTAAATGTTATACAGATACACAGAAACAGGTGCAATTGTCGAGAAGGTTTCTCATCATGGTGACGGAATTGTCATGTGTACAGATGCACAAGATGAAGTCTTATATATAGAGGAGAAAGATCTGGTTCCACATCTGGAAGCAACCACAGAAAAAGTAAAGACAGAAGAACGTCTTACTGAACAGCTAAAACAGGAAGGTGTTAATCCTCCAAAACCTACAAAGAAAGAAATTTTTCCTGTAGATGTCAGAGTTAACATTAATACTGCCAGTGCTAGACAGCTTGCTGATGCGTTGCCTGGTGTAGGATTAAAGACAGCCAGGGAGATAAAAGATTTACAATCTTCCATGTTAGGTGAAAAGTTCATTAAGTTAGAACAGCTTAGAGCTATCAAGCGTATCGACTGGGATGAACTAATAAAAGATAATCTTATTCGTGTTGAATAATGCAACTTGATGAATTTATTAAATCAAAATGTAAATGGCATTTGGGATATAATCAAACATCTATACCAGCCGGTGACTTAGCCAGATTAGAAGAAGCCTTGAATAATGTTCAGGATTCTTTTTGGGTTAGTAAAATAGTTGAACAGGTGGGAAGATGTGATGAAGCGGAGAAAAGAACAGATATGACAGGAATTTTAAATAACAATATTACACCAGCTGGAAGACGTGAAAACATAGCTGGTGACGTGGATAGGACCATCAGTACAACTGATTATAAGGACACTCTTAAAACATGGACTGGTATATACTTATATGAGACAGATCGATTAGCTCAACATCTTTACGTACCTAATTATCGTAATCCTGAACAAGCTAGATATCGATTTAATCGTGAGGGTGCTGAATTTATACAGGCACTCCCTGGACCAGCTGATGTTGCAGTTGGAACCAGACTTATGTTTGCTACAGAACTTAGATAGTACTTATTATTATGGCTAAAGGAAAAATGCCTCCACAGCTTCTTGAATATTTTAAGAACAAAAATAAAAAGAAAGAAGATGGTAGTGGAGAAAAAATGTCTGATAAAGAAAAGCGTAAAGAAGCTTTAGAAAAAGCTAGAGAAGCTAAAAATAAAAAAGAGGACAAATAGTACTCACGCTAAAATAAATCTAAAAGAAGGACAGTAAATTGGCATCTACCTCTACAAATAAACAACCTATGATGTTGGATAGACCAGCATCTACCAGTACTCTTGTAAGAACACAAACAGGACAACTATTCTCCACTAGTTTGTTACCAACATCAATCGGTAACGTAACTAAGATATTTGATGTTGACCAAGCGTTGACGGATACTCAAATTAGTGGTGCATATATTGATGAGATATTTATCAGATATACAAAGGATGTCAGTAGAGTTATTGATTCTGTAACAGCATCTGCAGCCACATATACTAGAGCTGCTGCAGTTTTGACTGTTACTTTGAATAATCATAATTTTAAAGTAGGACAAAAACTATTCTTTGATACACAGTCTGGTGGAGCTCCAGTTGAAGAAGTTACTGTAACAGCTGTAACTGGCACTAATACCTTTACTGCAAATTCTTCTGCTTCTGGAACTATAAATAATAGCAATGTAAATATTCAAAAACCTGTTGATTTTGTATTCTACTTAACGAATGTAACCACAGTGACAGGAACTTCACAGTTCTTACCTTTATTTGTTGCAAATGTTGAGTCTGTTCCTGCAGATCAAAGTTTTAGTTTAAGTGAAAAATTAATACTTCCTTTTATAAATTCACCTGTAGTTCATTCAGGATCAGCTAATTTTGGTGGTACTAATACTAGCTTTGCTCCTAAGTTAAGAGGATTAATGTTACCTCGTGGATCAGGTTTACATGTAGGTATCAGTGGTACAGGATCTCTTACTAATGGATTCTATGTGAATGTTCAAGGTGGATATTACTAAAGA